TAGTGATAGCATTAAAAATGTAGGAGTTGCCCTTGGCATAAAACCTGAAACTTTATTTAAAGATCAAGTTTTATCTGATGGTAAAGGTGGTTTTACTTTGAAAAAAGGTGTGTCTAGGTCAGATTTATCTAAAACATTAAGAGATCAATTAGTAGTTCAATATAAAAGATTTTTAACACAAGAAACTGGGAATGGTATTTCTAATAAAGATGTTGAGATGGTTAATAAATTACTTGGTGAAGTTGCAGTATTAACAAATCCACAAGCCGCTAATGAAAAATTAGCCGCAATAGATGCTATTTTTCAAAAAAGTGAAGATCAAGTTGTAAACGTATTTACAGCATTTAGAGACAGAGACAGTTATATGAATGAAGCTCAATATAAAAAAGCTATGGGTGTTTTAGGTGAAGATGCAAATAATACAGAAACATATAAGTTTGGAACAACAGGCAGAGCTTTTAATGTAAGAATGGGTCAAAACGGAAGAATGATTTATAGCTTGAAGACAAAGTAAGGATTAGTTATGGCTTTAATAACAATTGAATTACCAAATGAATCTTTTGATGTTGAAATAGAAGGCGATCAGCCTAACGAAGCTGAACAAGCCGCTATTGAAAGTTTAATAAGACAAAAGACTTTAGAAACAGACACTTCAAGTACAGAAGAAACAGTAGAAGAAGCTCCTAAGTTTGACACTGGCACTGGTATAAGTAGTGGATCATTAAGAGCTGCTTTGTCTATGGCAGAAAATAACGAAGAAGAAGACTTAATATTAGCAAAGTTTGGTATAGAAGAAGGCGAATACCTGCGTGATAATCGTGGAAGATTAGCTCTTACACCTGAAGGAGCGTCAAAGGTAGGTCAAGAAATAACTCAAAACACATTAATAGATGAAGAAGGATTTAGTAAATATGACTTTGCTGATCTTGCCAGTATAGCTCCAGAACTTATCGGTGGTGTTACTGGTGCAATTAAAGGAGCAGCTTTTGGTTCAGTTGTGCCTGGTCTTGGAACTATTTTAGGTGGTGCAATTGGTGCTGGTTTAGGATCAGGAGCAGGTCAAGGTGTTGAAGAAATAATAGAAGGTTTAGCTGGTGTGTCTAAACAATCAGCAGCCTCAATTGCAGGAGACATAGGAACAGAAGCAGCTATAGGATTTGTTGGTGATCTGACATTTGGTGTGGCAGGAGCTTTGTTTAAAACTGCTAAAGGTATGACTTATGGATTAAAGAATTACCACCGCAAGAAGCAAAGGCGGCAGCAGAATCAATAGGATTAAAAGTACCAGTAAAAGATCCTACAGGAGAACCTTTAAAGTTATTAGATGAATTAGGACAACCTGTTAAGAATGCAGATGGCACGGATAAGATGTTACTAGATGTTCAAGGTAATCCCGTCATAGGTCGTTATGAAGACGCTGGATTAAAGCCAAGTTTAGCGGCTATTGGAGCATCTGGTATTATATCAAGAAAAGAAAAGATTATTGAAAAAGTTATAGGACCTACTCAAAAGCAACAAGAAAACTATCAAAATATGTTAAAAAATATTAACTATTTTAAAAGTTTAACTGGTGATGCTGGAGAAACATCCGCAGAAGAAGTTGGACAAATATTATCAAAAGGTGTCCAAGAAGAAGGAGCAATATTAAATACTGTTACTCAAGATGCTCAAAAAAGTGTATTAGAAACATTAGATGGAATCGTTGGTGCTTTTGGAAAGTCAACTACAAAAGATGTTCAATTAAATGATGAAATATTTTCTATTTTAAAAAAATCATCTGAATCATTTGATGATTTAAATACTCAAATGTTTGGTAGAATAGATGATGTTTTAGCAGACACTCTCAAAGACCCAAATTTTTTAAGCACAGGCTCATTAAAATCATTAGCTAGTAGATTAGAAGCAAAAACATCTTCTGCGGCTATATTTGATGCTAATATTGGAGCGGCTAAATCAACATCAAAAGCTGGTGTAGCTAAAGCATTAGTAGATAGTATTAATAGTTTAGGTGAATATACAAGTTTTTCTCAGTTATATAATTTAAGAAGTGCAATAGGTGATGCAGCCAGAGTTACTGGAACAAAAAATGGCGGTAGATTTTTACAAAAAGCATTAGCAGAAATAGATACAAAATTAACAAGTAAAAATTTTAAAGCTGAATTAGCAAATTATACTGATAGAACTCAACAAGTTGTAACTGGACAAATGAGAACAAAACTTGATGACGCAGCTAACAGTTTAGATAAATCAAGAGCTTTCTTTGCTAAAGGAACAGATTTATTTGAGACATTTGGAGATCATATAAATGTTAAATCATTAAATAAATTAATTATGGCAGGTAAAGATCCTAATATTGATTTTGCTAAAAAACTTATAAGAGACGGAAATCCAAAACCATTACAAAGTGCTTTAAATGCAATCAAAGGAATGACACAACGATCCGCTGATGATGTGTCTCAAGAAGCTGGATTAGGTATAAAAAGAGCTGAAAGATTAAGAGGTAGGTTAGCTAATAGTTGGATAAGAGAAGCAATGGATGATGCCACTGGTAAAGTTGTTGGTGGACTTCCAGATGATTTGGCTTTCTCTGGTGTTAAGTTTTCACAAGCTATAGATAATTTAGGAGCGACTGCTGATACTTTATTTGGAAGTCAGGCAGGTGCAGTAAAGGCACTAGCTAAACAATTAAGAATGACATCTAACTCAAAAATGACTCCTGAAGCCGTAAAAAAAGCAATTGATGAAGGTGCGCCTAAAGATTTAGTAGATGCTTTACGAGAAGTAAATATAGCTCAAAGACAACTAACACAGTTTGAAAACAACTCTGCTTTAAAAGCATTGAACAATGAAAGTATAACACCACTAATAGCATCAGAAACATTGGCGAAACCTAGTGCTAAAGCTGAATCTGTTGAAGCTGTTATGAAGTTTTTTAAAGATAGAGCTGATAGAGCTGTAGGCAAAGATCCAGCATTATTAACAAAAGCTCAAGAAGACCTGGCTAAAATGCAAAACTTTTATATGAACAATGTATTAAAAGATTTTGGTGGTGATGCTTTTATTGATGGGTCTTCTATGAAGGCTTTTGCTAAAAGTTTTAATGAAGGTGGAGCAAATGGTAAGTTTCGTTCTGTATTTGGCGAAGAAACGGGTCTACAATTAGAACAATTTGGTAGAGCGTTAAATACTTTAACAAAACAAGCTCAAGGCGGTGATCTTATAGCCGCCAACATTGCATCTGCACCTTTTCAAAACATAGGAAAATTAGCTAACTTTAGCATTGTAGGTAAATTTTTATTAAACAAACCTTATTTTAACAGATTTATGAATGATTATAAAGCTCAAGCTGCTGGTCAAAAAGATCCTAGCAAAGCTAGGTTGTTCTTAGGTATGTTTACTGAAGCAATGGCACAATTTAGCGCACAAGCACCTGGTCAATTGATGCAAGAAGCTGTAAATGAAGGTGCAAAACAATTATCGGCTGTCTCTGATAGCGCTGGATTAACCTCAGAATTGCAAAATTTAAGGTCAAATATAGAAAGAGGCGTTGACCAAAACCGAACAAATGTTCGCCCTAACCAAACTGGAATGAACGTACAACCAGCATCAACTAATACAGGAATTGGAGCTATAGACGTTACTGATCCAAGTACAGCGTTAGCTTTAGGACTAAGCCCATCAATGCAAGCAATAGCCAGTAGGAATCAAACAGCATGAATATAGACGAATTAAGAGAAGAATTAAAAGAAGATGAAGGTTGTAAGTACGAAATTTACTTAGATCATTTAGGTTTGCCCACATTTGGTATAGGTCATTTAGTTACTGAATGGGATGAAGAATATGAAAAGCCAGTAGGAACACCAGTATCAGAAGAAAGAGTAAATAAATGCTTTAAAGTGGATGTTGAAGGAACAATATCAGAGTGCAAAAAATTATTTAATAACTTTGATAATTTGCCAGAAGAAGTACAAAAAATCTGTGCAAACATGATGTTCAATATGGGTCGTCCTCGTTTATCTGGTTTTAAAAAGTTTTGTGCCGCCATAGCTGATGAAGATTGGCTTGAATGTGCCGTGCAAATGGAAGATTCAAGATGGCATAAGCAAGTCACTAACCGTGCCAATCGTTTAATTAAAAGAATGGAAGCCATAGGTATAAAAGAACAAGTCGCTTAATTATTAAGTGTACCTAAACCTAAACGAGTAACATTGTCTTCTTCTTTAAATCTATTTGAATAATCTTTATCAACCCATATAGATATTTGTTGACGTACATTACGTCTTTCATCATCGCAAATACGTTTTAATTTATAATAAGTATCAGTATCTATACCAATGGACTTGAATTTTTTTGGATCTGCCATTACAATAACTCCCATGTATAACAATAATAAACGAATTATAACCCGAAAATTTGGGAAACCCAACAAGTATTTCGCAAAAAAAACAGTCGCAATGGGTCTAAAGTTTGATTCAAGATGGGAAGCAGAGCGTTGGGGTCAATTAAAAGCTATGGAAAGAGCTGGTGTGGTTGATCAATTAGACAGACAAGTTAAGTACGAATTAAATGTAAATAGTCAAAAAATATGTAATTATATTGCTGACTTTACATATCTATTAATAGAAGAAGATGGATCATCTAGATTCATAGTTGAAGACGCTAAAGGTGTTCTTACGCCTGAGTTTAAGCTAAAGAAAAAACTTATGCTTGCCATACATAATATAGATATTTTATTAACTTTCAAAAAAAAATGATAGAACAAGTATTGACTTTATTGTAACTAGTGCTATATATGAAGTTCTAGCTTATTAACAAGGAGGTCAATTATGACAAAAGAGCGAGATGTCGCATTTCAGAGCTACTTTGAAATGGACACTAAGAATTTATTCCAACACAGGAATGAACTCAAACAAAGATATGATACAGCTAAGAAAGAATTGGCTTTAATCAATGAAGTCTTAGATGCTAAACATTATAATGATGCTCGTAATGAACTTGCGAGACAGAATAAAAATTTTGGTACAGTTACAATCCATACTCCTAACAGTAATTTACAAATGAAAATTAATGTTAAGAAGAAAGTTTCTTGGGATCAAGCTGGTCTTATGACTACACTTGATACTCAAATGGATGCAGAAGATGCAAGACATTATGGTAAGGTAAGTGTTACTATTGAGGAGCGTAAATATAACAACGCTCCACCAGCTATAAAAGCTCTCCTTGAGCCACATAGAACTGTCGAGATAGCATCAACAACCTACGAACTTGAGGAGGTAGAATAATGGCATTGAATATAATTACAGCCGAACAACGTATGGCTGAGAAAAAAGGTCATAAGATTGTTGTGTGTGGTCAGAGTGGAGTGGGTAAAACCACTCTTGCTCGGACTTTAGATGCAGATACTACATTGTTCATGGACTTAGAGGCAGGTGATGCGGCTATCGAAGGGTGGCCCATAGACGTTATCCGACCTAAGACATGGGCTGAATGTCGTGACTTTGCATGTTTTTTAGGTGGTGGTAATCCATCTTTGACTGACGATCAATCTTATAGCCAAGTGCATTATGATTATGTAGTGCAACAATATGGTGATCCCTCTGAAATGATGAAGAAATATGATACTATATTTATTGACAGTATTACTGTTGCTGGTAGATTATGTTTTCAGCATTGCATGGGTCAACCCGAAAATAGAACTAGAAACGGTACAATAGACACTCGTGCTGTTTATGGTATGCAAGGTCGTGAAATGATGTCATGGCTAACGCATTTACAACATATTCGTGAAAAGAATGTTATTTTTGTTGGTATTCTTGACGAAAAAGTTGACGATTATGGTCGCAAGCTATTTGAACTACAAATAGAAGGCGCAAAGACAGGTCGTGAACTGCCAGGTATTGTTGATGAAGTTATCACAATGGCAGTTATGACAGGTGACGAAACAACAGGCACATACCGTGCTTTTGTATGTCAGACTTTAAATGAGTGGGGTTATCCAGCAAAAGATAGATCGGGCAAACTCGATGTATTGGAAGAGCCACATTTAGGTAAACTTCTGACTAAAATGAGTGGCGGACAAAAGCAATCAGAAAGAGAGCTTACATTTGTTGATCCAGCCAAACAACCAACGTCTAGCAACGAAGGAGTAACTAATAATGCTTGACTTAAATAATATAACCCCAGATGAGGGTAATGACTTTTCTTTAATTCCACATGGAACTATTGCTCGTGCAATACTTTATATCAAACCACAGTTGGATGGTGTAAGGATTCCCGATTTAGCACAAGATGCTATATTTAGGCAATCAGCACATTCTTCAGCTAAATGGATTGAATGTGAATTTACCATTGTAGGTGGTGAGTTTGACAAACGTAAAGTTTGGCATAATATATTCTTTGATGGCGATAAGAAAAATCAAAATGGTATTTCCGTATCAAAGGAAATAGGTCTTAGAACTCTTAGAGGTATTATTGATAGTGCCAAAGGGTTAAGTCCAAATGATGTTTCACCCGAAGCTAATGCTCTTAGACAAATACCAAGCCTTGAGGCAATTAATGGCATGGAGATTTGTATGAAGATTGCAGTTGAGAAAGGCACTAACGGTTACGATGACAAGAATAAAATGCTTGCACCTGTAACTTTAAATCAAGATGGTTATATAGGTAGCGGTAATACGTCAGCACCTATGCAACCGACTGTGCAAGCTCAACCACAAGTGCAACAGCCTCAAAATGGTGTAACTCCATCTTGGGCAAATAAATAGGTTTCTGCGAATCTAGCGGCAAGACTGACCTTCGTCTGCTAGAACTCGTTTGGGTAGCACGAGTGCCGTAAAGCTACCCTTTCATCATCTAGCAATGAGGGAATTATGATACTTAGACCATATCAACAAGTAGCCGTTGATGACGCATCAAAAGCTCTTGATAAACACAAAAACACTATCGTTGTTGCTCCAACGGGAGCGGGTAAAACTATTATGTTGTCTGCATTAGTAGGCAAGAAATATAAAAAAGGCGATAGAGTATTAGTCATACAGCACAGAGATGAGCTTGTACGACAGAATGCACATAAATTTTCCCGTGTTAATCCAAATATATCCACAAGTATAGTTGACGGATCAGAGAAAGATTGGTCTGGAGAAGCCATATTTAGTATGGTGCAGACGCTTTCAAGACCGAACAATTTGGATAACATGAAGCCTGTTGACATGGTTGTGATTGACGAAAGTCACCATGCAATAGCAGATACATATCAAAGAATTATTAACAGGGTCAAAGAAGCGAACAATTCTGTAGAGATAGTTGGCTTTACAGCGACTCCTAATCGTGGAGACAAAAAAGGTTTAAAGACTGTATTCAATAATTGTTCGCATCAAATTGAGATAGGAACACTTATTCGTGAGGGTTTTCTTGTACCGCCTAAAACATTTGTTATTGATGTAGGTGTTACAGATGATTTGCAAAATGTTCGCAGAACTGTGTCAGACTTTGACATGGGCGAAGTTGAACGAATTATGAACAAGAGAGCCATCAATGAGAAGATTGTAGATGAATGGAAAGACAAAGCGGGAGACAGAAAGACAGTTGTTTTTTGTTCTACAGTTGTTCATGCACAAGATGTATGTGATGAGTATCGTAGATCAAATGTTAGAGCCGAATTAGTTACTGGAGAAACTCCGTCAGAAGAACGTAAACAGATACTACATGACTTGGAACATGGAGATATACAAGTTGTTGTCAATGTCGCTGTGCTTACAGAGGGCTTTGATGCTCCACCTGTTAGTTGTATTGTTTTAACAAGACCATGTTCATACAAATCTACAATGGTACAGATGATTGGTCGTGGACTCCGAACAATAGATCCAGAAGAACATCCAGACATCATTAAAAAGGATTGTGTGGTTTTGGACTTTGGAACAAGTGTGCTTACACATGGATCATTAGATGAAGGCGTAAATCTTGAAGGAGCTGAAGCTCAAAGAGCTGGAGAAGCACCTGTTAAAGTATGTCCAGATTGTCAATCAGAAGTGCCATTGTCCTCTCGTGAATGTCCTATTTGTGGGCATGAGTTTGGCGCAGAAGGCAAAGAAGCATTAGAAGACTTTGTAATGACTGAAGTTGATCTCATGGACAGATCACCGTTTAGATGGATTGACTTGTTTAATAATGGAGTTTGTATGAGTGCGAGTGGTTTTAATGGTTTTGGTATGGTTGCACACTTAGATGACATATCTGTAGCCATTGTAAAGCGTACTGGAGGCAAGTTAAGGGTAGTTAGTGTTGGAACTAAGGAACAAGCCATAGCATCTGCTGATGACTTTCTAAGGAAGATTGAAGACAGTGATGCTGCTAAGAAAGGTAAAAGATGGTTAAATGAAGCTGTAACGCCAAAGCAATCGGAAATGTTGAGACGTTACGGTGTCGATGTTAAGCCAATAGATTTTAGTTGGAATAAATATAAAGCGGCTTGCTGGTTGAATTATGTTTGGAATAAAGATCAAATAGATAAAAGAATTATAATCATAGGAGAAAAAAATGCACCGAAGTGAAGCACTAAAAAAAGTAGATTTAATTATAAACGGACCTAGAGCTAAAACTCATGGCGATGCTACAGAAACTCATACATACATAGCTGAAATATGGAACATATTGTTAAGAAAAAAATTAAAAGAGCCTCTTGATATACATGATGTCTATAGAGCAATGATAGGCATTAAACAAATTAGAAACAGTCAGAATCCAAAGGTAGAGGATAATATGATTGATGTTATCGGATATGCAGCACTAGCTATAGAGGCAAAAGATGGCAAGCATCAGAGTTGATTACACTTTATTTTTTGAGCATCCTGTAAGTAAAAAGGAAGGCAAGATGTTCGTTCCTATAGATCTTGATTGTGGTAAAGAAGATCTTATGGAGTATATAAATAATGCTATTATGGATACTTGTAGCGAACTTGATAACATAGTCAGTGGTAAGGCAGTTGTTCATTATTTTGGAGCTACATTTGATTTACATTTTTACATTCAGGAGGATGACGAATGTCAGATAACCATCCATTAAAGAGGTTTGCTCGGATTTGTTCGGAAATAGGTTGGGATAAAAAATTGTGCGATTTGTCAGAAGACGAAGTTGTTGGTATAATATCTAACATACAATTATCGTCTAATGTAGACGAGTTTTACAACGGAGAATATATTGCTCGTATCCACTTTCAATACTCAGATAAATCATGGTCGGGAGGTGGCAATGCTCCCTTCTAAAGAAATAACACAATTAATATCAGATGCTATAGATCAAAGCATAGTCGATCAAAATGATAAAAGAACTAAACGAACTTACTTAGGTGGTTCATCTCTTGGCGAATCATGTTCTAGAAAAATACAGTATAGATACATGGGTTATGAGGCTGATGAGGGTCGTGACTTCAGTGCAAATACCTTGAGAATCTTTCAGTTTGGTCATCAAATTGAAGATGATGTTGCACTATGGTTAAAAAATGCTAAGTTTGATTTGCGTACAGAAGACAAGAAAGGCGAACAATTTGGTTTTTCTATCGCAGATGGGGAGATCAAAGGTCATATAGATGGTGTAATATGTGGAGGTCCTGTGGACATGGGGTATCCGTGTTTGTGGGAGAATAAGTCAGCCAATGATAAGAAGTTTAGAGAATTTATGATGAAAGGCGTAGCTAGAACTAATCCAGTTTACGCAGCTCAGATAGCTTTGTATCAGGCATACATGAACTTAACAGAGCATCCATGTTTATTTACAGTATTAAATAAGAACACAAGTCAGATATATTATGAACTTGTTCCCTTTGATAAAGTATTGGCGCAAGAGATTAGTGATAAGGCTGTGAATATTTTAGAAGCAACAAAAGCAAACGAAATTTTACCTAGAGTAGCATTCTCAAGAGACTTCTTTGACTGCAAATGGTGTGAGTTTCAAGATAGATGTTGGAGTTAAAATAGGCGACATGAAAGGTAGAGAAACAAACAAATGTCGCCTATAACTTCAGCCAACGAAGTAAGGATATAATAATGACTATAATAAGACTTGGCAATAAAAATCGTGAGATGAACTCACATGAATTAGTAGAACTAATTAGTCAAAAAGTGCCACCAGAGGTGCAAATAAGTGAGCTTAGAAACACATATCCAAACGGAGTTATTCGTGGGGATCAATTCTCTATTGGTTCATTATCGGGAGAGCCTGGTCAATCATTAAAAATAGATATAAATCCTAGATCACCATACTTTATGAAAGGTCAGGACTTTAACGGTGCGTCAGGTATTGGTGGTATCGTAAAGATATTGATGGAAGGTCGTGGCATGAGATTACCTGAAATCAAAGAATTGTTCGGAAACTATCTGGACGATTCTCCAAGTTTTGTCAGGGATCAGGAAGCTCCTCCGCCAATCATTAATCCATCTTTGCGTCAACAGATAACAATGAACACTCCATTTGACTCCGAACATTTGTATCTAAATGCAGATGGAGAAATACTTTGTATAGTCAGACGATATAATATGAGAGATGGTGCGGGTAATCCCGTCATGGATGATCACGGTAAACCTAAGAAAGAGTTTCGTCAGTTTACTGGTAATAATCCATATCCTAAGATGCCTGATGTAAGACCGTTATATAATATACCGAACATTTCTGCTTCAGATAAAGTTATATGGGTAGAAGGCGAGAAGTGTGCTGATGCTCTTAATGAACTAGGTTTTACAGCTACATGTACTATGGGCGGAGCGGGTATGTTATCTCGTAAGTCAGCCAGTCAATTTGATTTCTCACCGTTGCATGGCAAAGAGTTAACAATTTGGCCCGACAACGATACAGCGGGTAAAAAGGTCGCTGAGTTAATACAAGATTTAGCTATGAATGCGGGTGCTAGGTCAGTTACGATGTTAACTCCGCCAGCGGGTAAGCCTGAAAGATGGGATGCAGCGGATGCAATTGCAGAAAACTTTGATATTGGTAACTTTCTTAATACAAAGATAAAGCATGTAAAGAAAACAATTAACTTACTGGATGAAAGTTTATTAATTAAAAGGTTTCAGGGTCAAGCTCCTGAACAAAAGTTTTTAATCGGAGACACATTACCACTAGGTGTACCAATCATATTTTCAGCCGCTGGAGATGCGGGTAAAGGTATGATGACACTAGACTTAGCAATGAAGGTGTCTAGTGGTCAGCCCATGACAAGTGCTTTCGGGGATAATATTACAGAGTTTGGTAACACAATTATCTTTACAGCAGAGGATGATGAAGGTGAAATGCACAGGAGAATTGAGCGTTTAGACCCGAACAATTCTCGTTTTGACTATGAACATGAGATCAGGATTGTATCTCTTCCTAATGTTGGTGGTGTATTTCCAATACTTCAGGAAACTAGTGACGGATACAAGACCAGCATTGAATTTGAGAAGATATACGAACAAATCTTACAAATGAATAATTTAAAATTAATTGTGTTTGATCCATTAGCATCATTTGTCCATGCAGACGTAAATTCTGATCCAGCAGCAGGAGCTGCACTAACTGGTTTACTAGCACAAGTGGCTACAGAAACTGGAGCTTCTGTAATGATGTGTCACCATATGACAAAAATCAAAGATGATGTGGCAGTTGCATCTCCCGAACAAGCAAGGAATATGATTAGAGGTACGTCAGCATTAGTTGATGGTGTGAGGTGTGCATTTGCCATATGGCAAGTTGATGAGGCTACTGGTCGAAGGCGTTGTCAGGATTTAGGTATAGAATATCAAAGAAACAGATGCTTTGATGGCGCAGTCGTTAAGTCAAATGGTCCCGCAAGGCGTGACATAAGGCATTTTGTTCGGGATATGTATTCTGGACTACTGGAAGACAAATCGGAAGACATATCAAGACTGCATTCTGGAAGTAATCGGGAAATAAAGAAAGATGCTTTATTTGCTTGGATTGCCACATGTGAGCGGGAAGGTAGAGCGTTAACACAGCAATCGGGAGCTGATGCCATTTTGCAACGTATGAGTGCAGATCCAGACGCACCAAGAACTTTGGATAACTGCACACAAAGAATGGTTGATGGAATTGTTCGGGAATTATTGGCAGAAGGCAGGATCGGGAAGTATTCATTTAGTAGGTCAGGTGGTCGTAAGTGGCTTGGAACTACAGATGGTGACATGAGCAGAGGAGAATATGAAGCATCAACAGCAACGGAGAATGTATAATGTTATTGGCAGACGGTTTTGAAGGAGCGTTTATCGGAGTGGCTACAAGATGTGGGCAACCGACATTAGCTGTTTACAGCGCACATAAATGTATTAAACTATTAGTAGAAAGAGATGGCATGACGCATGAAGAAGCATTGGAATACTTCAATTTTAATGTTGTTGGTGGGTGGGTCGGTGAAGAAACGCCTTTATTTCTTGAGTCTATGTCATTGATTGAAGCGTGTAACTTAGATGGGGAGGTTAATGACAATGAGCGAACAGAGTAGAAGAAGAACTTGGCAACCAGTTGTGCAGACGAAAGAAAGACCGAATAATTGTTCGGTTTGTGGCAGGTCTGGAGCTTCGTATTCTATTGATGGAGGTTGGAATTGGCATTGTTGGGTGTGTGTACCAGATGAAAGTTACTTCAAAGCAGGTGGGAAAGATGATGCAAAAATGTATTAACTGCGGTGCCAAAATGAAAGTAGGGCGTTATGAAAAAGCTAAGTTTTGCGTAAATTGCAATTATGAAAGACAAGCTGGTAATGCTGAAATTAAAAAAGTTTTTAAAGATTTGCAAAAAAGAAACAGTAAAATGACACCTGAAGAACTAGAAATGAATGAAAAATTTGAAGATGATCCAAGAGCTGAAACCGAACAATTATACGGTAAAGTATCAAAAACTCCTGACAGATCCCATTATTCTCCTGTTAGCAGTATTGATATAGAAAATATGTAATGCCAGAGCTAATATGTAATTTACCAGCAGAACAAATTTGGGTTAGAAAAGAATATCTTAGAGATTTACAAGACGGACATGGTGAATTTGTAAAGGGTATATGGATTACAGCTAAATCTATAGCGGGTCGAGCTTTTTACTTTGAAACTTATTTACCCGAATATGGAGCTATGTTTGATAAGCTACCAATATCTGCATTTGTATCAAAACCAGTTACGCCTAAACTGGATATGAATTTACCTAATCTGCAATTTTGGAATTGTATGGATTACAATGTTACAGCTATACATAAACAATTTATCGGAAGCATGGATTTTGAAGTCTTGACAAGAGATTTTGGTATCGTCAAAGGCACATATATATGCACATTGGATAACTACCATAATCAGCCTGACGTAATTGACTACAGTACCAGTGAAACACCTGAAGAACATAAATCATTTAATTTATTACAGTTAGAAAATGGACAATATTGTTTATATCCGAACAATAGAATGAGAATTTATGACAATAGCCTGACTCCTGAGAAGCCTAAAATGCCCGATTTTAAAGTTAGCACAGTTGAGTACCAAGTTGAAAACGGTAACAACACAAGGCTAGGCGATACTGACGAATACTTTTGGAAAACCAAAAAAGAATAATTCACCATTGACAATGTAGTTATCATTACATATATAGATTATATAGGTCTATCGTAAGGAGATAATTATGGAAAAACCAATTCTAGCAAACGAACTAATTACAGCTCTTGGAGATGCCAAAAGAAATATACTTGGATGGCAAGGCGGTAAATATGCAGAGGGTATGAGACGTAACGTACAGACTGAAATCGTTACTGCTCAAAAATTTGTATTAAGCAAAGGTCTTATTGAGCATGCGGTACAAGCAAGTATGGCAAAACCCGAAATACTTTTTAATATGTTGGAGCGAGGTATACCACCATTTAATTCTTTATGGATTGAGTGGGATGAGGTTTATCGTCAAGAACTATTAAAGAAAATCCATGAATCAAATGGTAAAACTTATGAAATGAATGAAACTATTATGCCCGTTGGTTATCATATTATGAAGCATAATAATGATTTTATATATGCTTTATATACAAGATACGAAACTGAGGGGAAAGCCTATATGGTATCTCCGCAGATCGGATTCACTATTGATAACGAAAAACCATTTGATAGATTTTCTGCTACAGCAAGTAATGAAGAGCCTATGAGCGATAAAGATTGGAACATGGCATCATGGCAATCTACATCTGCATATCTTGGCAGTTGGTACGTTGGGGAATATATGAACAACGGAACTAAGAAAGATAAATATTATTTAGATCAAGTTAGGCAACGGCTTACCACAACACAAACTTCATCTATGCACTGGATGATAAGTCAAGAAAAATTTGATTATGGTTGGAATAAATCAGAAATGAGACAATTTATGGAAGTGTCTTATAATGTTATGGAAGGTGATGCTAGGTTTATGATTGCATTACTTGGGTTGTTAAACTACGATTTAATCGCCACAGAGACAGTTATTCCGCCTAAAAAGATAGATCATATAGCCTTTGGTCGTAAAGTGCCTAAGAACGAATATAAGGTCGTTACGATTAACTTACCAAAGCCTAGAGGTAAAAGAGTTTACTCCCGTATGTTTACGGGTCAAGGATCGCCAAAGCGAGAGCATTGGAGACGAGGACATTGGAGAGTGTTAAAGAATAAAAAAGGCGATGTTCTTAAAAGAATTTGGATAGATCAACAAAAGGTTGGCAATGCTGAATTAGGCAAGATTACACATGATTATGTATTAAATAAAAAAGATGCTTGACATGGTATTGAATACTATAGTAACTATAAAGGACTATCTTAACTAGCAAAGGAAGGAAAGTAAGATGACTGCAATAAAACTAAAAGGTGTATTTAACAACAGAAAATCAATTGTAAGTACAAAGATTTTTGTTGAATGGAATGATAATCCTAAAATGGAACTCTTAATGAACGATATGCCAAATGAATTGGCTGAGTTATGGGATGAATGGTTATCTGATATTGAGAACGAAGAAAATGCTAAAAATGGGAGAAATCATAATGAGTAGACTATCTGACAAACTACTTGAAGTAGAATTGTTCGTAGGTGAGCAGTTGCAGGACTACACAAACGAGCAAGTGTTAAAGCAAGTCAAGATCAAGTTTGGTGTTGATATGTATGTAGAACATGCAAAAGATTTGTTGAATGAATTTCAACAAGAACTTAACTTTCAGAGGTTACAACCATGATATTAGTTAAAAGAATAGATATGGCATTACATATCCAAGAGTTAGTTGCATTAGAGAACATAACTGTAAGCTATCAATCGCTTACAGAAACTGTTCCTAGATATTCAGCTATCCCGTCTAGGCGACATATAACCATTAGACCGACTAAAAATACGGGATATTATGTGTCTGCTTTACATGAAATCGGTCATATACTTGGTGGTAATCAATCTCGTAATAACACAACAAAGGAGAAAGAAATTGGTGCATGGATTTGGGCAATGTTACATGCGATTGTATGGACAGATACTGCGGATCGGGTCATGGCTAAAGCACTACGTTCATACGGTGTTAGCCAATCTGAAATCGAGGAAATCCAACATAAATGGAATCCAACAACAAGAGATGAGGAGCAACAAATTGCTTAATGAAAAATTTATAAAAATACATATTCAACAAGCTACTCCATACAAAATTACCTTTGTAGATAAAATTGTTCGGGCTTTGTACAAAATGAAACAATGGTAAAAAGAGCAAAAATTCATAGCACTAGCAGATCATGGGAAAAATCTCTCAAAAAATCTGCTAGAGTTAAAGAGCGCCAGCGGACAAAGCGAAGAATTGTTCGGGAAATCAAGGAGGAATAAATGGGCGAGTACGAATGTATAGATTGTAACGAAATCTTTTGGGCAGAAGAACCGCCTCACCCTAAAGATCAATGTGATCGTTGTAGAGAAGAGGAAAAAGACAATGGTTAAAATGTTTGTCCTCATATGTGTCGTTTGGGTTGAGGGCAGTCGTTATGACGGTGGTGAACAGAAGTGTATCATGCACGAAAGCCAAGTAAAGTATATGACGTTGGATCAATGTCGTAACGATATACCCAAAAGCGAACAATTAATAGAAGGTGCTATATATGATAACTTTGGCGAAGAGCCTATAGATCATAAAATTATGGCTGGATGTTTTGGAGGAGCATAATGATTAGAAAAATACCAAAAGAAAAGTTTGTTATCCATTGTAAGGAAACAAAGTATTACATGGTCGAGATCGAAGCTGATAACTACGATCAAGCCGTTAAAAAGTGGGAGAACATAGCCAAAAGGCGTGACTACACCACACTTCACAGAGAAATGGAAACACAAAGCGTGAGTCAAGAGGTATAAAATGAAACTTAAAATTATAAATAAAAAAGAAGATCAGCCTACACTTGAAGAAGCACAGGAATTTGTCGGTGGTTGGGTTGAAAGAATACTCTTAAAAAATGGCGATATAATGCTTATTGATGAAGAGGGTAAATTAAAACAAAATAGCATTAATCCTAAAGCTACAGATTATTGGGTTAAGAGTTTTGGTATGACTGACGTTATCGTTGGTGATGCTATTTTAATCAAACAAAATGCTTTAACGGATTTATGGTAATATGATAGATATAAAGGTCGGAGATTGTCGGGAGGTGCTTAAAACCTTACCCGATAAGCATTTTCAAACATGTGTAACAAGTCCGCCATATTACGGTTTGCGAGATTACGGAACTGATGCACAAATCGGACTGGAAGAAACACCCGAACAATTTGTCGAGTCGCTGGTCAATGTGTTCCGTGAAGTCAAGCGTGTACTTAAAGATGACGGAACTCTATGGTTGAATCTAGGCGACAGTTACTCAAGTGGCGGTAGAACTAGCACAACGAATCAAACTGTTCGGGGTAATACTGACTACGGAGTTACTAGACCACCGCCTATTGTGGGTATAAAGCCCAAGGATTTGATCGGAATCCCGTGGCGTGTGGCGTTTGCCTTGCAAGCTGATGGTTGGTATTTGAGGCAGGATATAATCTGGCACAAGCCTAATCCCATGCCCGAAAGCGTACAGGATAGATGCACAAAAGCCCATGAATACATATTTCTTCTGAGTAAAAGCCCTTATTATTACTACGATAATGTGGCTATCAAAGAAGAAGCACAGGATTGGGGAACTCGAGACCGAACAAATGGTAAGTATCACAACGAAGGTACTGGATTAAATCCGCATACTGGTCTGGAAAAGTCATACGAGACAAAGAACAAGCGTAGCGTCTGGACTGTTAACACAAAGCCTTACAAAGAAGCCCATTTTGCTGTGTTTCCTACAGATTTGATCGAGCCAGCGATACTGGCTGGATCTAGCGAGAAGATTTGTTCGGGTTGTGGGAAGTCGTACAGGCGTGAAATGGTCACAACTGACGTTCCAGATAGAATTGTTCGGGATCATATGGTTGGCGTTATACCTAAACGGGATAAACCTACTCGTATGAATAGCAAGAATATGTTGTCGCTGACAAAGGAAGATAAAGGATTTGTTAAGCAATGTGACTGCGATACCAGTAAAACCGAACAAGATCGGGTCTTAGACCCTTTTGGCGGATCGGGAACTACTGCACTGGTTGCTGACAGGCATAATAGAGATGCTACCGTTATTGAGCTAAATGAGTCGTATATTGAAATAGCTAAGAATAGACTGGAAGGCGATTCACCGCTTTTCGCAAATGTGGAGGTGAGCTAATGGCTAAAAAGAAACAGAAGAATTGTTCGCAATGTAAAGAAAAAATTGTCGCTGGTATGGAAATGGTGATGAATAACCGAACAATTTGCATTGGTTGTGCTGTTGAGAAAGGAATAGCACAGAAATGGCAAGCGCCAGTAAGTCATGTTTTAAGCTGTAAATATGATTTATATTCATGTGGCGAATGTTACAGA